TGATTCTTTAATAGCTTTTTTCTTTAATTTTTTTTCTAAAGCTTTTATAAGATCGCTGACTTTAAGTCTTTTATTTCCAATCACGTTGCGTAATACAGTTTTGCTACCAGAAACAAGATCACCACCATCAAAGTAAATTGCATTATTAAAATCAAATTCACCAATTTTAAATATTTTTCTTAGGTAAGCTGTAAGAGCCGTTTGATTCATCAAATCTTGGCTAAGAAACTGATCGACATTATCATTAGGATTTAATGTAGCTTCTGTAACTGATTCTTTTTTCTTAGATTTCTGCATATCTTTAATACGACGACGAAGATTTGCTTTATCAGCATCTGACATATTTGGCGTTCCGAATTCCAGCGCAAGTTCAACTGATTCTTCGTGATCACCTTTCCAATTCTTATCGATATAATTATAGAATTCTTTTTCTTTATCACCTTTGAGTTCAGCCGGTGATTCAACGCCAAACTTTTTCATTGCTGCTTTAAAGAATTTTTGATATTCTTCTTTATCGCCAGAAGCTTCTTTCTTTGACTTAGGAAACATTTTTTCCTTATCTTTGATAGGCTTTACTATCTTGTTGACAAGCTTATCGCGATCATAACCTTCTCTAACTAACTTGATTAACTCTTCCATTTTATCCTCTATGTGTTCATTAAGTACATTGAAGCAATTGTTGCCACAACGGCACTAATTACTATCCATAAAAATTTGTTTATTACAAATAAACTGCTTTGGTTTTTTATAACCATTTTTTCCAAATCTTCAATTCTATTTATAAGATTTAAAATTTGCGTAGATTGCTGTTTACTAAAAGAAGATAGTGTTTGTATCTTTTCTTCAGCTCGAGCAAGAGATATAATAGCATCAGCCATTTTATCTATCTTTTCTTCTATCCTATCTAGTCGATGGCTGTTTGTTTCTGCTCTAGGCATTTTTAACTATCCTTAATTCTAAATTATTAGCGCCACGGATTAGTCTATGCATTTCATCTTTTTTGATGTTAAATACCATACCTTTTTCCAGCAGCCACGGTAAACAACCTTTAATTTGAAACTGCCACCCTTGTCCTTTTAATACTTCTATTTCTCTATCTTCATGGTCACGATGCCATACATATTCTTCATCATCGCGACAAACGTCAAATATTCTTATTTCACCGTCTTCCCAGTATGGTTTTAAAAATTCTTTTTCCATTAATCGTTATTATCCTACCAGAAGTAAGAGCCTCCACCTTTGAGTCCAAGTTCTTTAGCATATTGTGGAAGACGGCATGACCAATATCCTGGCGTCATTTTATCTTTTTTTGTATCACAATTATGTCGAGACGCAAAATTCTTTGCAGCCTCTCGATCGTTTATTTTTGCTGTAAGGCCACCTTTTTCATCACCGAATTCTATCTTTTTTACGTTACCTGTTTTAGGATTTTTGACATATACCACATACTTCTTTTTGCCTGAAGATCTCTTTGGAGAATTTAATTCAGGTTCTTCTTTTACTGGATATATCATTGGCTGTTCGAGTGGTACTTGTTTACCTTCGTATTCGCCAAATCTTTCGCTAATATGTTTTAGAAAACTATGCATTATCAACCAAACTCGTGTCCTGCGACTCTGCGCATTTGTTTTTTAAATTCATTAAAATCAGGTTTTTTCTTATACAGTTTAATGGAGATTTCATCACGGTCTTTACCTTTGATTCTCCAATTATAACCTTGTTCTTTATGCTCAGGCTTCGTAGTCTTTACAACTCTACGTTTAAATCCATCTTCCCAAGGTTCAGATCTTGATCCATCTGATTTTTTTTCTGATATTGTGCTCATAATCCAATTTTTGGCATTGTCTTTACCGTATAGAGTGGTTTCCCACTGCCAGGCGCCTCTATCCCAAACGTAAACATGAAATTCACCTCTATGACGCTCATTAGAGTCTAAAGCTTTTTCGATCTTATACTTATCACCACCAATGGTAGCTTCAATTTCACCATTAGGACCCGCCTTTTTCCAGCGTGGTGCTTTTGCTTCAGTTATGAATACTGAAAAGCTTTTCATTTGATGAAATCCTTTGTTACGTCTTTGCCTTTTTTAATTAATTTTTTCTTAAAATCTTCAAACTGTTTTTCAGTGTCAAAAATTCTGTTATATGTAGTATGGTTCCATCGACTTTCGATTTCCCATTTGCCGCTCATATTATTAGCGTCAAATGAATCCACGTTGTAGTTATATACTGTTTTACTTACACCGTTTTCAGTTTCGATAAATGAATCTTTAACAAATTTAGATATCTTGTCCATCATCACTGAACCTTTTTTATACGTAAAATATACATACGTAATTTCAGGCTTAATCTTCGAAGCACTTCTTGTTTTCTGTTCCATGAATGTTTTAAATTTCTTCATTAACCGCCTCTTACTTTATCGGCTAAGTCTTTATCAGCTTTGCCCCAAGTACCTTTACTTTTTGTAGCAAAACTATTAACACGAGCGAAACCCCATTGTACTGCAGTCGTTCCAGGTCGATGCCCGCTTTTCCAAGCAGCAACTCCACGATCGAATACTTTTTTCAATATAGCGTATGGCATACCACTCTTTTTTGCTTTATCTTGTAAAGTCTTTTTAGTATCTTCATCAAGATTATCTTCACCAAACATTTGTTTGAATTTCTTACTATGCTTTGAAGGCTTTGTTTCTGCTTCTGCATCACCTGGAGCTGGTTCATAAGCTCTTGGATCATCATCATCCATTTTTGCTTGCTTATTAAATTGTGCTCTACGCTTTTGATTTGTTGACTTTGCTAAACCTTTGCCATACGCCTTTGATAATCCAGAAACCTTACCGTTCTTTTTACCTTCTTTGGTATATTGCGACAATGGTACTTTACGCTTTTCTTTACTATCGCAACTTGCTTCTTTGACATCGTGCAGCCACTTTGTTGTACTTTCACCATTGTCCTGAAGGATGATCAAATAGTTTGTACCACATTTCGTTATAGTACCAAGCTCATTTGTTTCTTTCACTTCAACTCGATCGCCAACTTGATATAAATCGCCTGATACATATTTCTCTCTGACGTCAGATACTTTTTTCATTTCAAGATGATTGCGGAATTCAATACTTTCTTTTAGTCCCATTCCTTTACGAATGAGATTCAAAAGCTCTCTTGTTTCATCGTTTGATAAGCTATCAGGTATTCCATTATTGAATGAAATAAAATCATTCTCAGCAGCGGCTTTTCTCATTTTTGAAGCTGACATTCCAGCTGCGCCTTCTGCATCCGGATCTCTTTCACCGGCAGAGAGTACTTTAATGACTTCGAACTTATAAAAGCCATCTTTACGTGTTTCGCCATTATATTTATTAAGAAGTATATCAAATTCACGTACTCGATCTGAACCAACAACCATTGCGATTGATGTGAAGCCTTCTTTAAATAAAGCATCAGCAATCATGAATACATTTTTTAATTTGCCCGTATTATCAAGAATAATATTTCTTGCATATTTCGGAAATATTTTACGAGCATATTTAATTTTATTTTTATAAGAAAGAGGATTTTTCTTTTTATCTTCTGAGTGAGAAAGATATACGCGATAAGGATTTGGGCCTGAAAGTTTTTTAATCTTATCAAGCAAAACGCCGTGGCCAATCGTCGGAGGATTCATTCTTCCGAACGTAAAGTATATTGTATTTGCTTGTTCAGTAATATAACTACTAAACGATTTTACTTCGATACTCATACTTTCTGCCATCCCTTAAGTACATCTGGTGAAAAGTTATTATATGAAAACTCAAGTCGATCAACAATTTTAAGAGCTCCGCCACTCAATTGATCAATTGCTACATATCCTTCTTGACCAGTTACTTTATAACCTTTATTTGTTTTTACAAATGTATTTATATTGTTCAATTCATTTAATTTTTTAAGTAAAATGAGCTTTGCTTCAACGATTAGTTTTTGTAAATCAAAAATCATTTTGAGATTTTTCTTATTGTCTTCACTAAAGAATGCAAGAAAATCATTACGTTTTGCTATTTGAACGTTTTTACCTTTTTCGGTTTTACGTTTATCTATTTCTTTTTGGAATTTATCATTAATATATTTGATCAAATCATTTGTATGCTTTGCAGTATTCGTAATATATGAACCTTTACGAACTTTTGTATTTGAAAATGTTTCGATTGTTTGGGCTAGAGATTGATTTGCTTCAATATCACGAAGAACGCCGGCTGATACCTTATTAAAAAGGACACCAATCTGTGAAAGCTTTTTATTGACTTCATCAGTTTCTTTTGCTGACATTGTAGCATTACTTAAATCTGTAATCATAGCATCTTGTGACCATACGTCTAGGGTTTTATTCAAACCACTTACATCAGCACCGAATTTTGCCTTCATTGTTTCAAACGTAGATCCGCTATATGATGTATGCCATACAATACCGATCTTACTTTTTAATATTTCATTAGCCATTGGCGTATTTACTGGAACAGCATAGACAATTGTATTTGGGTGAAATGTAACATATTCTTGGCCATCAATATTTGTCTTTTCTAGATCAGATTTCGAATATAAAAAATCGCCTTGTAATACATTTTTAATACCAAGCTTTGGTAAATATTGTAAAGCATCTTTGAGTTTATCAGCTAAATCTCCAGAAGTATCGGCTTCAACATCAGCTACTGTCTTATATACCTTTGGATCTTTATTAAAAATACCTTTTTTAGCAACAAAAAATTGACCGTCTCTTGGATCAATACCAGCAAAAACCGCAGGAGCCCCATCCCATTTGGCAGACACTGATCCTTTGTGCTGACCTTGTAACATATTACGTAACTCACGAAGGCCATTAATTGCTTGACGTACCCCATTGACGCCGCCATAAATGACAGAATCTTCGATATGGGTCATATGAGTATTTTTTTGTTCAGCTATAAAATGTTTAAATTTTTGCATTTAACCCTCTGATATCTTAATATAAACAGCGCTTACGTCAAGCTCTGATCCAGCATAGCTAATTAATTTATTAATTAATTTATTTCTGTTTAATGCATTCATACTATTTAAAGCATTTGCTAATTTTGTTACTTGGTATTTTGATATTACCCAGGTAAGTTCATTTTTCTTTGCCTTTACTTCCTTTTTAAAATCTTCGAAGTTTTGGTTAATCATTCCTTTTGGTATATCTTTATAAAGATCTAATAAAAACATATCTTTATTTTTAGTATATTTATTTGCTATATCTTTTGCTACTAATAGTTTAAAAGTTCCTTTAACGTATTGGTTTATAAATTGAGTTAAAATACCATATCCAACTTTACCACCAGCAGCACCTTTACCTGATATTTCGCCAGAAATATTTTCAGGTCGACCAAAATTACGGAATACTATTCGAGCTTTATTTGTATAAACATTCATTTCAAGAGATCTTGTATACGCAACTTTACCAAGATCATAGCCTTCATATTTGGCCGGTACTTTTTTAACTCCGTGATTTTTTATTTCAAATTTAGGGTTTTTCTTTACTTGTTTTAATGAGATAGGTAATAAATCTTTTAATTGAAATTTTTGATCAATCCAAGTATTAAGGTCTTCAAGGCTCTCCATTTTACTAAAATCTGTATTAATGAGATCTGGGCTCACTGCCCAAATATCTGCAGGATTCCATTTATCTTGATTTACCTTTACACTTAAAAGTGAATTAAGACGTTTAAAAGCTGATGAAATATTATCAACGAATTTTGATTTTGATCTTTGAACAATAAGGTATTTTTCACCTGCATATTTTGAATATATGGTATCTGCTACAATTGAGGCTGATTTAATCCAACCTGCAGAAGAAATATCATAGAGATCTTTAATACTATATTTACTTCTTACATCTTTAGAGCCATATTTTTCAATGTCTTCTTGAGAATATGTTGTATTCGGCCGATTAAATTTTGTTGCAATAAAATAAGCGTGGAGAGTTTCTTGTTGATCAGTATTTAATGATTTACTAGCATCAGGCTTTACCATTATCTTAAAGCCAGCAAATGGACCTGTCATAATATCGAGAATGCCAATACTAGATTTTAATCCAGTTACTGGCATTGATATTTCGGTATTAAGTTTTTGTGATAAATCTTGAAGAACAAGTTCTCTATCGGATTTTTGAACGTATATTCCAATAGTAGTTTTTTGTAGCATATTTAATTTATTATAACCGTAAGAACGTAATTTATCTTGCAATAATTCTAAATTATTTTGTTCTGTAATATAACTATTAAAAGAAAACAATTCATAGATCCCATTAAAATAAAAAGATTAAAGTAATATAAGTCTATTTATAACAATAAAAGATTCTAAAAATCAGTTTCAAATAATTGATATTGATCAGCTGTAGTATTATTTTCTTCTGTTGTAGAGTTATATGAAACATGCTGTTCTTTTTCACGATCGTCAAGATCATATCCTGAACGATATTCATTATTAATTTTTATAACAGATTTCAATAACTCTTGATTATCGTCAAAATCAACAAATGCAGCTATATCTTTTGGGAAACAAGCACCGCCAAAACCACGCTTCATATCGAAACCAGGAACACGAGTATGCGAATAACCAATACGAGTATCAGCACCAATTGCATTGATAATAGTCGAGAAGTTACCACCAAATCTTTCGATTGAATCATATAGCTGATTGAAAAAAGTAACTTTTGTCGCAAGGAAAGTATTGATTGCGTATTTGACATATGATGCTTCAACTGCTGTCATTTTATAAACTGGACATGGCTTACAGAATGAAAAGAGTTCGTATATTTTTTCAAGTGCTGCAGTTGCTTCTGGATCACCACCCATAATATGAAACTGAGGTTCAATGAATTGCTCGTTAGCAGATTTTTCAGTTAAGAACTCAGGATTGTAGACAACCTTTTTTCTTTTCTCTGGATCAATCGAAGCAATAATCGTATCCATAATATCAGGTGTTACTGTTGATTTAATGATAATTCCAGAGTTTGCATGATGACATAATTTTAATACTGCATCTTGCACGATTGTCGCATCGATACCGCCATCGTCTAACATAGGAGTTGGTGCGCAAACGAATGTCATATTTGGTTCCCAATCAATAAGGTCATCAATTGTTGTACCTAACTTTGGATCAACCAAAAACATTTCAGTTTCATTTGTCGTAAAACCATATTCAACAGCTTTACCGACAAAGCCATGGCCGACAATACCAATTTTTAATTTCACTTTCGCCTGAATTTCTTCACTCATAATTTTTTATATTCCATTTCAGTTTTAATTTCATCGCCTTCTCTATCATTATATATGTCACCTGCAAGAGCTTGTATATTAGAAAGCATATATTCACATAATTTTTTATCGTAAGTTATATCAGTGTTAGCTGAATATCTGCATCTTTCACGATGTAAAGCAATTGCTTCGTTTTTCATTGCTTCTATTTTTTGTATTAATTGTTCAACAGTATGTTGCATTATATATTCCTTTAAAGTTGTGGGTCTAACCGTGGACCCACGCGTGCGAATTGAGACGCAACCCTTAAGGTAATTTGTAAAAAAGATGAGAGCCAATTTGAGCTGTCTTAAATTCTTTTTTACCCCAATCTGGTTTTACATAATGAGCGTGGTAGTGAGTTGCTTTATTTGTTGGATCATATTCACGACCATAAACCATAATAATATACCAAGCAACTGATTCTGCATTCTCATATGCTGTATAGTCATATATATTATCCGGCTTACCATCACAATACCAAGAAAACTGGCATTGATTTCTTACAGGAACATCTGAGCCATTGTATTTTTTCCACCAACTTGATGTCTTTGCTTGGTATACAACATCACAAATAGTATTTGGATATTTGTTTGAAACAACTCGATTCAATGTAACCCAAGCGACAGCTTGTTTTGAATCAATTGATTCTGATCTTGCTTCGAAGTAAATGTTTTTTGCTAAGCATTTGACTTCATCACTTGCTATTTGTCCATAAGCAAATGAAAACAACGTAAAAGTTGAAAGTATAAATGATAATATTAGAATTCTAATCATCTTCTACTCCTTTCTTATGTTTATTTTTTCTTGGGATTTCTTTTTTCTTATCCCCATGAGATCCACTTGCGTTAGACTTTTTTAAAGCCATAAGCATTTTCCAAGCTGGATCTCTTTGTTTAATTACCCGTTTCATCTTCAAGTTCCATAATCAAATCATCACGAAGCGGAATTGCTTCTTCACCAATAAACTTATATGCTAGAGTAATTCTATCGCATTCTGTATATGCGGCATGCCAACAATGGTTATCAACATCAGATTCTCCAGCAAAAAAATAATGTCTTGCTTGCCAACCTGGCTTGTCTTCAATTGTAACTACTTCATCTTTTGCTTTATCATAATATCGAAAGAAACCATTTCCATCACGAGACCATGTAAACAATACTTGATATGCAGAAGCATTCCAATTTGTATGCCAACCAACACCACCTTCCGGAGGATAATAATTAAATAGTGCTGATGAATGAGCACCAATATCTTCTGAAAAGCCATTACGAACTCTTGTTTCAAAGTCTTTTAAATCTGGACGATGACGTACAATATTCGACATAGGCATTGCCATATGCTCTTCCGGAAATCCACTATGTGGCATTTGTAGTTTCCATTCACGAAGAAACTTTTCTGACATGAAATAAGAAGGTTTAATATGCATGCCATATTCATGAGAAGAAACTTTGTATAGTACGTTCTTATAGTCAACTCGATCAAAAAATTCATCTACGTATGAATCAAGCTGCTTTATTATCGCTTTATTTTTTAATTGAATTTCGCTCATAGCATATTTATCCTATTTAATACCTTCAAGATTTGCTAATCGACTACCTATCCGCGTTTTATCAAATGACGGAGTATCTATCTGAGTTGGTTCTGACATAAGAGTTTGTTGATCTTGTCCAACATTAAAGAGTCGCATCTTAGGACGATCGATACCAACAACGAACCTTCGATGTTGATTGATGTCATTATAACGATTTTTCAATTGTTTGAACATAAGCTGACCAGCTTCTTCAAGTTCTTCACTACTGATACCTGCAAGCATCACATCGCAAGTAGCCGGAAGACCAAATGATTCTGACGTATCGGTCAATTCAATATCTGAATTACCATAACCACTTCTTGTGACTTGAGTTGCAGACATAATTGGAATATTAAATTCAACTGCAAGACCACGCATTTCTTCTGCGATTGATTTGATATACGTATAAGAATTAACGCCGCCTGATAAACCTTTGATTTTAGATGAAGCGCAAATATTTAAATAATCAACATATATAACGTCAGGTATGAACTTCTTTTTGAGCTTGAGTTCATTGAGAAGAGCGCGAAAGTGATTAGTATTTGCTTGCGATGTTGGATATTCTTTGATGACAAGAGAACCTTTTGATTTGTCTTTGATCGCGTCAATCTTCGATGTAAACTTTTGTCTTGTCATATTTGGTACATCTTTGATATTCACATCAAGTAAGTTTGCATCAATTCTTTCAGCAATCTTTTCTTCAGACATTTCCATTGTAATATAAAGAACATTATATCCAGATAGAATATTCGCTGCAGCAAAATGGCACATTGCCAAACTTTTACCGACGCCAGTACCCATCAAAAGAATATTCAAAGATTTACGAACAAGACCACCATCAGTAATTGTATTGAGTAGATCAATATCAAATGGCAGTTTCCAGTCTTCGGTCGAATTATAGAAATCAAAACGTTCGTTTGCATTATCAATATAATCGTGACCTACATTGAGATCGAAGCTCACTGAAAGCGCATCAGACAAAAGAGCTGGCAAAGCATCTTTACCGCTTACTTTGTTCTTGCCTTGAATAATATTAATTGATTCGTAAATTGCATTATTCAATGCTCGATCTTGACACCATTTTTCAGTCGCATCTTTAAGCCAAGTATTATCAATATTCTCTGGCGTAAAGAGCATAGGTAATAACTGAATACCTTCATTGTATTCATTATCATTGATTTTATCTGATTCATCCATTTTGACTTTAAGAGATTCAACAGTCGGTAATGAATTATATTTACCAACAAAGTCAACAACTTCAGAAAAGATCTTTTTACAAACACCTTCAAAATATTCAGGTTTAATAAATGGAATGACTTCTCTTAAATACTTTTCATTTGTAAGTAAGTTCTTTAAGATGACGGTCTGAGTACTGATATTTTCAAGATTATTCATGTAATTTCACTTTTCGTTTTTGATAGGATCATTATATCATAATATAGCATAAATGTAAATAGTTTATTCAGTAGCTTCTTCTTC